TTTTCTTTTGGCACTCCATTTCCTCTTAGTCCCAGATGAAACGGACTTTGTAATCTGTTGACTCATCGAGCCTCTCGACATGCCCATACTTTTTTCTCCCAATAAAATCTTCCCACAAAGGTTTTAACATCTTGTGATTTTCTGAAACTTTTAATTCTGTAATAGCTGTTCTCTTATCCACTTCTATAAGAGTTGTGACAATCCACCCTATAGAGCCTGCTGTAAGAACAATAGTAACCCCAGTAACAATGTCTCTGATCTTTAACACTTCCATCTTCTCCTTGCTTGTCTCAAACGGCTATTAGGATTTTTTGCAGCTTTTGGAAATTTTTTCATTTGGCCTGCTGATCGTGCACAAAATGATTTACGTCTGTTTGCAGCCTTGCTACCTTTTTTAACTTTACCAGTAACGGCTGTTTTTAATTTACTCCCAGGGTTATCTCTTCGATAACGAGCAACACCTGCTTTAGTCATTCCCGCTCCAGATTTAGTGGAGCGGAAATACTTTTTAGTCTTAGGTGGCTGTTTGTCTGGTTTTCTAGCCATTAGGATAAAAACACAGTCAATTTATTGCCACTACCAGTGAAGGCAGATAAATAAGCACCACTCTCTGCTAATATACCATTGTCTGGAATATTAAGAGTGTGTAGTCCAGTTGGAAAACTTTGTACTATTAAATTACTTCCACCATTACCATCTGTTATAGTAAGAGCACCAGCTGAGTTCCCAAACACCACTATCTGTCTTATTCTTGACCTTGCAGGTCCTATCAAAGCAGCAGCATCTCCTTGATTCACATTAAATGCTTTTACGTCAGATCTTGTTGCCATTTTACACTCCTATTAATATACAGAGTATTCTAATTCAACTGTGAATCTTCCAGCAGTTATATCAGCATTGACTGTAGTTGTTGCTCTAGCATATAAATGTACGTTAGCTACCGCGGCAGTTATATTTGGTACAAAGATATGATAGTTGCCAGCAGTGTCGTTAAAGTTAACATCAATTTCTGTAATTGATTGCGTAGCACTTAACTGCTCGTTAAATGATGTTACACCAGCTCCTACGATTTCTGTACCAGAAACGGCTGCATTTGTAGCAGTGCCACTTGTAGAACTTAATGCTAAGTTACCAGCTAGTGTCTGTCCAGCAGCAGTTGTAATACCAATTAAAGCTCTGTGGATGAAAATTTTACTTGGTGTTACTAAATCGTCTGGAGCATCTACATTTAATGTTCCTAACTCAACTAAACAGTCGCCATCTGCATAAGCAGTTGAAGCAGCATCAGTTGAAGCTAAAGTACCAGCAAAAGATTGAATCTTTCTTGTACCCATTGAAACAAGTTGTCCAGTTGAATTAACTGAGAATCCAGTTTGTGTGATAGCACCACTTGTGCCATTTTTATTTATTACATTGAATCCACCCTCGGAACGGACTGGACCCGAAAAAGTTGTATTAGCCATATCAATCTCCTTGTCTTGGCAAATGTCAGTTACACCATGTAACTGTCAAGGTTTATTTTATTATACACAAAAAAGGGCAGTATGTAACTGCCCTTCTCTTTAAAATTAAATTTAGGTTTACGCTCCTGGTGAACCAAATACTGAACGAGGATCTGAGAAGCCGAAAGAGTATCTCTCTCTTGCCTTATATCTCATGTTTCCTGTGTCAAAGTCTGGATCCATAGCTGTTGCCATTGGCATTCTTTCGAAATGCTTAAGACCGTTAGGTGCATCTGTCTTAATAAAAAATGCATCTGTGTCAGTTAGATAATCGTTGATGACATAACCCTCTGGTAACATTCCCATATTTCTCATTGCGTTAGCATCATTATCTGCTGTTCCTGGTCTTAGTTGAGAATTTAACAATCTCTCTGCGACAAATTGTAATTGTCTTGGAATAATTAGTTTCATTCCTCTTAGAGCGATAATTAATCCTCTCTCATCCACAAAACCTGCAATCTTAATTAAAGCATCTTCTAAAGATGTTTCGTTTAAGTCTGATGCGACAGTTGGCTCGTTAGCAAAAGTTCCACCATTTGTTAATGGATGATCTGTTGCTAATAAGGCTTTACCATCACCACCAGCACTTGCACCAGCTGTAAACGCATTATTTAAAATGTTTGCAGCTTTTACTTGTTTTGTGTGTGCCATTGATCTGGCAAGTGCTCTCGTATAACGAGCAGAAAGCTTGTCGTAAAGGTTATCCTCTACAGCCTCTTCTGTTATTGAGAAAGCCATTGCTACAGTCTCATGGTTGTACCTTGAAGTGTACGCTTCGTTTGCGTCATCAAATGTGACACCAGAACCTTCTTGCTTAGTAGGTGCTGCACCGAAGCCACTTAACATTACTTCTTCTTCAAACGCTCTGTCAGATGACTCTGTGTCGAAGATTTCTGCATGTTGACCTTCATACCTATTATACTCCATACCAAAGAGAGCGTTCAAGCCAGGCTCTAACTCTTTGGCGAGTTGTGCTCTTGAAATAGCCATACTAGACCCTCCTTAAGATGCAGTAGCGTCAGCGTCAGAAGACAATAACGCATGATTGTTGATTTTAACTATGTATGAAACACCAGCAGCACTGTGGTCAGCGTTAGTTACATCTTCGTGGATTCCTAAAATCATCACACAGTTTGATGTATCTGTATCTTCAGCAGTTGATATATCTAATACAGCAGAAGAAATACCAGTTGTAGTATTACCACTTGCTCCACTTGCTATATCAGCAGTCTTAAAGATATCTGTTTTAGCAGTTGCTCTGTCAGTGTTTGTTCCATCACTTGCGATAATAAATCTCTGTGCTGGATTGTCATACACAAACCCTTTGATGTCAAAGTTCGTATTAGCTGAACCACTTCCAGGCCAGGTATTATTGAACCTTAACTTGCCAGTGGAGGCATCCACATACTCACATCCGGCAAAGATACCAACTAATTGGTCTCCGTTACCAGAAGCAGATCCGATCTGAATAGTTCCACCAGTTAATTCAGCTTTGACTGGTGAACCTTGAAAGATCGCGGAAGCATCACTAGCAATAAAGTATTGACTCGTACCTTGAGTCGCTGGACTTGAACCATGCATTCCTACAGGCTTAAATCCGAAAGCTACATTTGCATTAGCCATTTATTGCTCCTTCTAAAATTATTCGGCAGTTTTTTCTTTACCACCGAAGGTTACACGACTTTGCCTATCAACACTGATAGGCATCGAGGGATGTTGTTCCCTCATCAAGTTTTCATCCACGGCTTTCAATTGGTTGCGGGTCTGATCCCGAAAATATTCAGTTCTCTCTTGCACCGTTTCTGTGGGTATTCGTGCCAACATTAATCCACCGACACCAATAATTCCTTTGTTTTTACCCTCTTCTATGACTGGATACTTTGCAGCTTCTGGACCGTATTCATCTGCCCTAACTGGTTCCCACCCTTCTCGCATTCTAGAAAAAACATTTGATTTATCATCCTCACCACGAATGGAGGTTCTGATCCATCTATGTTCAAACCCTGCTGGGGGTGGAGGTGCATCCAACTTAGCTGGAGGTTGCCAAGGTTTTCTCCTCGTATTATTTGCACGACTTTCTGATTCTCGTGATATTCTTTTTTCTGCCATTTTTTACTCCTTCACATATTTAGCATATTCTTCAAGAGGAACATTCAGCCTTCTCGCAATAGCAATTTGAGATGGAGTCAATTTGACTGTTCTGCGTCCCTTTGGTGTTGACGACTTTGAAGCCGTTGTCCCAGCAGAGGCGACTCTGGGACTATTAGATTTTTTAGGAGTTTCTTGAAATTTGTGTGGAAACTCCGATCTAATCCTATTATCGAGTTCAGTATAGTACTCATCTGACGTTGCGTCAAACCCCTCGTCTTCGATTAGTTGTTTATGAAGACCAAAAGCAGCATAAGTCATAGTTTGATCTTGACCAAACCATGTGTTTTTCTTTGCCCACTCTTCTGCTTTAGGATCTGGTTTAGGGGGAGGTGTATTATTTACTGGTTGAGCTGGAGCTGGAGCGGGAGCCGCTTCATTCGCTTCAATTTTATTTGCTTGTTCCTCTCGATCTGCTTTTAATTGAGCAAGTCTTGATTCTTCTAGTGCAATTCTAGAAATATTTTGTTGAGCCTCGTACATGGCATCTGCATTACCCTCTTCTAATGCTTTCTTGTATGCCTCTTTTGCAGCTATGGCTTGAGATTGTACTCTCGTATCAAACTCACCAACATAAGTAGTATCTAGTTTATCTAGTTTTGATTTTAATTCTTCATTTTGTTTTTTTACTGCTTCAGCGTATTCGACTGCCGCTTGTCTTTGTCTTTCTTCTTCTCTGAATTTAGACGTAAGTTTGCTAATACGTTTCTTGACAGATTCCGAATATTCAGACAAGTCATCAGCATCTGAAGCTTCTTGTTTTTTCTCTTCGGTTGGAGAATTGGAATCAACGACAACATCTTCTTTTTGTTCATCTGTTTTTTCCTCTACCTCAACTTCTTGTCCTTCTTCTTCGACTTCTTCGACTTTAACATCTTCTTGCATACTTTACTCCGTATGTTTTTGATGTCGTCAGGATCGACAATGGTTACTTTCGTTTCTCCACCCCTATTGTCTTTATACTCCGTAAGATTTTATGTCGTCAGGATCAACGATTGTTGCTATAACTTCATCATCGTTAATAATTCTAACTTCTCCACCTTCTATTTGAAATCGTGAACCTGCGTAGCGACCAATACAAACCCAATCGCCTTCTTTACACCAAGCTCCGTCTTCTCCAAATTTGTCAATATCTTTATATGCCAAAGGTCCCACTTTAGCTACATAAGCTGTAACTGTGGCTCTGGCTTCTTTTTCTCTTACTGGATCTGGAACGTAAACACCACCTTCAGTTTTTTCTTTGCCCATATATGGCATAACTAATATTCGCCAACCTGTTGGTTGTGGTATTCGTTCAATTAATTTTAGCTTTTTTGCTTCTTCTTCGGCTTTTTTCTTAGCGTTCCTCTGTGCTAGAACGTATTCTGGTACTATTAGACTCATCATCCACCTTTTTTAGCAGGGTTTGTATATGTTCCAACGCATAGGTTAATCCCTGAATTTCACCTACCATTGCTTTATAATGACCAATATCAGAAGCACTTCCACTAGTCAATGAAATACTTATGTCATTTATTCTATTATTCAAGTCTTTATTATATTTATTTAAAAAATCTGTTATGTACATTAATTTTTACCAGCAGTGGATAAATATCCGTATGCATCTTTAACTGCATCTTTAACTGTGTCAAAAGCTTCTTGTGCAGTTGTAGATGTCATGCCCGTGGTTCCTAGTGAGAGAGCATCCATAATGCCACCCATAGATGTAGATCCAGTATAACTAGGAGAAGAAGGATCTATTGTTGCATCATATCCTGGAGTTCCTTTGGCTGCATATGTGTCTCTTCCTATTCCTTGTGCCATTATAGATGGTAAAGATAATCCTGCTAAATTACTAAAAACACCCATAGCAAGTGATCCCATCGGATCTTTTGCTCTTTGTGCAGCTATTTGTCCAAAAGCTGTTTGTTGACCTACAGGATTAAAAAGAGAACCAAAACCTCTTTGTATTCCTTCTCTTGGTTGATTTGCTGGTTGATTTGGGTCATATCCTGCAAGACCAGGGTTATTATTTGGGTTGCTGTAAACGTCAACATTTTTTTGTGCAATGGCATTCATAGTGGCTTGATCGCCAAATATGTTTGTATAATCTATATTTTCTGGAGATATTCCAAAAGCTTTACTAAAAAACCCTTCGTATCCATAAGGATTTGTGGAAGTTATACCTAAAGCACTCTGCATAGCATCTTGTTGAGAATAAGTATCACTACCTGTTCCAACTCCTGCTGTAGAATAATCAGTGGTTACTGACTTATCAGCAGCAGCAGCATCGTCACTAAAATCTCCACCAAAAGTTCCAGCAGGAGAAGTATCAGTGTCAGAAAATTCAGCCACTAGAATATCCCTTTAAACTTTTTACCTTTTACTTGAGCACCACAACCTCTGAATACACCACCGTCTCTCATTCTTCTCGGAGCTTTTTCTCTTTCAGCTCTTTTAAATTTAGGGTTTGGTTTGACCAAATAAGTTGTACCGTCAATGTTTGTAAGTCTCTCACCTTCACTTGTTTTTAAAACACCTTTAAAAGGACTTAATGTTACTGGTGGTTCTGATCTTCTTTTCTTCGGTTCCGTTGGTCTTGCTCTGAAACCCATTTTTTTACGAGTTTCTCTTGGCATCATTGGCATACCACCGTCTTTCTTTTTATTGGCTGCAATAAATTTTGCTTTTGGATCTGCAGCAGTTATGGCTGGGTTGTTATCTAATCCATACTTAACACTTTGCATTCCTAGACCGCCGTCTTTTTTCTTTTGCATTTTTGGTCTGCCTTTCTTTCCATCGGGATTTAGTGTTGGATGATATTGATCTGGATTATGTTTTGGATGATATGGTTTTGTTGATTTTGGTCTAAGTTTTAAGTCTCCATCTTTACCGAACATATCTCCCATAGGATCTTTTGATTTTTTACTCATCTTATTAATTTTTTTAGCGTCTTTGGACGTTAATGTAGCTCCACCAAACTTCTTTTTTGTTACAGTCATAGTATTCTCCAGTATTTGTGAACCACCGTCTCTTCGTTTACGACCTTTATTAATTAAATCTTTTGCTTGATTATATGATATTCCTAGATCTTTTGCAAACTGACTAACCCTTGCCATGTGATTTCCTTATCTGTTCTTTACCTTTTTTAAATATTGAAGCAATTTTTGCTTTACCCATTACTTTTGCTCTTTGCTCACCGACTGTAAGTATTTGTATCTTTCTCGCATAAGGTTTATTGATTCTTTTAACCTTCGCAACTGTTGCTCTTGCGTCTGCTTCTGTGGCAAACTTGATACTGACGGTATCTTTTGGATTCTCATCCGTGTATAATCTTCTACCCGAACCTTTTGGTTTCTTACCCGTTCCAACTTTAGGATCTGCCATTATTTTTTTTTGAACATCTTTGCAGCTTGCCCAACTCCCTTGATTCCAAAACTTGCACTAATTGCAATGTATAAAAGATACTGATACCACTCTGGTAAAGTTGCTAGTATATCAAAACCTTCCTTGACATATTCTTTCATCCCAGGAATGAAGACCAAAATTGCGGGCAAAAGTAGCACAACTAAGGCGAATTCGTCTTTCCAGCTATCCACTGTAGCATCTGCCATCTTACCTTCCCATGCGACCTCACCTGCTGCAACCTTTTCTGCAACTGTTGCACGAGCACGAGCCTCTGCAATTTTAGCTTGTCCTTCAGCCTTTGTTTTTTCAACTTTGTTCTCAAACCAAGTTCCAGCTAAGTTAGCTAGTGGACCTATTAACGCTTGAAACAATTTATCCTCCTACATACACAAGTCTTCATACTTGGTTGTATGAAGTCTATGTTTAGATAATTCTCTAGCAGAGCTAAGACCAACTCTACCACTCTTGATTAATTTATTAAAAATCCATTTTATCATTTCTTAAACCTCTGATCTATCCAGCATTTACCATAATATAAGATAAATAACCAAATTGTAAATAATATTCCTTCAAAGTAGGTTAATTCATTCCATGCATCTAAAACTACATTACTGTCCATTATTTTCTCCCTATGCTTCTTAGACTTTCCATAACTTTATCTATATCTGGTTCTTCACCATTAGGATCATACAAACATTTATACTTTTTTGGACACCAAGTTTCAATCATCATTGTAAATGTTTTATTACCACCTTCATAAATACATGCTCTTTTGTTTGTATATTTTGACGTAATTCTTTTCTTTAGTCTACATGTTGTGTATTTTTTTACATCTGGATTACGCCATTCTTTCTGTTGTCTTGTGTAATCTCTTGGTTTGTATTCATAAGCGTTTGCTCTCTTAATCCAAATAGATGCAATCAATACGGCAAAACCACCAACCAAACCTACACAAACAAGCCAACCGATTGCTTCACCTATCTGTCTTCGAAATTGTTGTTGTTTGTAAATTGTCTCTTGACGTTGTTTTCTTATCTGACCTTCCATAGCCAAAAGATCATTGTAAGCCTGTGGGCCATAAGTCATATTTAGAAAAACCTTGAGTTCATACCTTTGTTCCTCAAGTTTCTTTTTTGCTGCAAACGCAGCCATTGCCGCCTCTTCAATAGAACCTGCTTTAAATAATTTACCAAACAAGGGAGGGTTCTTCGCTTGTTTCTCTGCATTGTCAACATCAGATACGGCTCCCATCCAACGTCCAATATCACCAGACATTTGTTCAATATCACGACCCACGGCAAAACCCTTTTTGATTGCATCAAAAGCTTTGCCCGCTATTCCTACGGCTACTGATATAGTTACTGGATCCATATCCAGATTATATCATAGGTTATTTAGTTTTGTTACCCCTCGCAGCTGCCATGTTTATTCTATAAACATTTACATCATTTCTATCATCAGCAATGTCTGATTGTAGTTGTTGTCTTTGTTGAGCTAGTTCGTAAGCTTGTTGTAACTTAGCTTGATCAATTTCAAAATTCATTTGATCACTCATTGTCTTACGTTGTAGCTCGGCAGTATCGTTTTCTAGCTCTTTCTTTCTGATATCAACCAAAGGATCTTCTGGTTTTGGTGGAGCTAGAGCTGGCATTATTTCATTTAGGATCTCACCAACTTGTTGTGCGATTGCCGCTTCAACGGCTGACGGATCAATAGGAGGAACTGGTTGACCCTCTGCTTGAGCTTGTTCAATCGCCTTTTGAAAGAAAGTTGTCACCTGATCACGAGCCATCATACCTACATGTTCTTGCACATGTGCTTGTAGCATGACATATCCTTGTGGATTTGCTTGAGATGTCTGACTAGATAGCATAGATATATGTGCTCTAACATGAGCTTCGTGATCTTGCTCTGGAAATGCTTTTAATGGCTTGTTTGTCATCGCATTTCCGTTCTCGGTTGCTGGATCAATAGGTGCTGGTTGTGGTTTTGGTGGTAAAATAGCCTCGATATTCTTGATATCTAGTGCATCGTACATTCTTCTGTACGCTTCATTCACATTATGTATCTCTGGAGCGGCTTGAGCTAGTTGTAATTGTGTTTGAGCCAGTGATAATCGCTGTGCCATAGAGAAAATGTTAGGATCTGACACTGGAAGTATGTCAACACGACCATCAAAGTCGGCTTGCATGGTCTCTGGAGGTACATTTCCAACAAAATATGGGTATGGAACTGGATTTTCACTAAAAATTTCGGCTAACATGCGAAATTCTTGCTTTTGAGCGTAATGTAAACGCTTATGTATGCTTGAAATTATCTTAGAACCTTGTTCAATTAAGGCAACTGTTGTTCCAACTGGTGCTTGAGAGTTCACATCTGCAACTTTTGCGTCTGCAACTTGTGCAAAACGTCTACCAGAGTCAACAACAACACCTAAAAGTTGTGCTAATGTAGCTGATGGCTCTTTATATGGCAGTGGGATGATGGAATTTTTGAGATCTCCGCCTGGGACATCGATATCTCTGAACTCACCAGGATTAAGAGGCTCGTCATCATTACGAATACGAACACCCCTCGATTTAAAACCTGCTGGAAGATTTGATAAAGTACCTGCATCTATTAATTGCCTCAATATTGATGTGGCTGCACGAGACAAACCACCGATTGTATGTAGTAATCCAAGACCATAAAACCCAAAACCGGGTAAAAATTTAAAATGTACGAAATGTTGTATCTTTCGTCTTAGTGGGTCTTGCTCTCTAAAGTTTCTAGAAATCGATAGCACTTTTCCAGAATTTTGATCAATGGTGACAATATAAGGGAGCATAATCCCCGAAGGATTCCCCTGAATATCCATGTCTTCAAAACCTTCCAAGTCCAAGTCAACATGGCATTCCAGTAAGGTGTAAGAGTCATCAGAATAATTTGGACGTAATCCCAACAACTCGTCAGAACGCTCTTGAATATCTCCTTGGTTTTCGTCATAATCTGAACTAGATAGTTCGACATCTCTATATACTCCTGCTACTTGTAGTTTTCGAATATCATTATATGTCATTCTAACTACATGAGTAACCCTCTCTGCTGTTCTTAAATCACTAGCTGAATATGGTACAACCAAATCCTCTGCTGGTACAAACTTAGAAACGGCTCTCTGTTTTGTTTCATCAAAATAAACTTTTTTAAATGTAGAACCAGTTAACGGCAAATAAAATAACATCTGGTCTGTATCTGGGTCATACTCTTCCATGACCTCTGTTATTTGGTAATTCATAAAATCTTCTACACGCTGAGCTTGTGCTTCAGTTTCCGAGGTCGGTGCACCAAGGATCTGGGTCTTTACAGGTCCTCCACTTGGTAACATCTCCTTGTAACTTTGTGCTTGAAACTGGGTCACCGCTTCAGAGAGCAACGGATGAGTTACACCACTTGCTCCTAAGAAAGGTTCACTTCGGTCTTCATAATTGATCCCGAGTAACCCCAAACCTTTGGCAATCGCCTCTTCCCAATCTTCTCTAGACTCAATATCCTCACGGAACTTGGCTTGTATGTCTGATGATAAGTCTCCCAAAACTGACTCATCAAGAACCTCTGCGAGATTGGCATCATGTCTGTATTCTTCGGTTTCAATTTCTAGTGCCTCTTCTTCAGCAAGTTCTACACCCTCGGGTAAATCATTTAAAGTTTCTGGTAAATCAATTTGAAGACTATCTTCTTCGGGCATCATCTGCCCTCCTGCTCCCATCGACTGTTCTACCATACCCGCTATTTGTCTAGGTTCTATTGCCATTATGTGATCCTTGTGGTTCGTTTCTTTTCTGGAAGTAGTATGTCTGAGAATCTATTAGTAACAGTAAATCCTCCCATGACTTTTTTAGTAGGTTTGTTAACACCCTCTTGTATTTGAAGAAGAAGATCCACGCCAAACGGATCTAGTTGCTTTATTTCATCTTTTGTTAAATACTTATCTAATTTATGTTTGCCAGTAAAACCGACCACTTTACCTTTTGATTTCTTTTTGCCTGCCATTAGTACGTTCCTTTAAATGTTCCGCCACGATTTTTCATTACACCACCCATATTCATTTTTTTAGTAATGTCACCTTTAGGTAAGTTTTTTGCTCTTCTATTCATTAATGTACCTAGTTTTGGAGTAGGTTTCTTAGGACCTTGTTTTACACCTGCATCAGGATATTGTTTTTTTAATTCTTTTAGCTCATTCTGATAAATTTTAGCAACTTCTTTAAAATAAGCTCTGTTCTTTCCTTTAGTTTTTTCAGCTTTGTCCAAAGCATCATTTATTTTCTTTTTGGTGATAGTTATTGAACCTGCACCTTTAAATCTATTTACCTTTTTTTTATCTGACATTAGTAATATTCCCTTGCTCTTCTTGGATACCAATTCTCTGGGATTTCTTCGCCTTTTAAATCGATAAAGCCACCTTGTCTAAAACGCATGATAGCCATTGTCATACTATCACAATAGTCATCATGCTCTCCATTCGGAAAAGATGCAACCTCTTCTATCACATCCTCTGCAAATTTTTCCCCTTCAGGATACCATACTTTACCAGATTCGAAAATAGGCGACACAATATGCATTCTCATAGTTTTATCTATACCCCCACCACCTCTTCGTCTGCCAGGACTAAATGTAGTGACAGGCAGATTCAATAGTCTTAACTCGTCTGCCAAAGGTTGTCCACTTGCTTTTGCCTCAATCAACATCATATCGGGTTCCCAATATTCATTTTCTTCTATCGCAATCTGCTTCAACTCTGGAAAACTCCATCTGCCTTTTTTCGCATCTAACATTATCAAATGTTGATCACCATCTTCTTTAGGCTCAAAAACTCCCCAAGTTGTAATCGCACTATAGTCGGCAGTCTCTTTTTTACTATAAGCCGTATCGTAACTTTGAATTATATAATCTAGTCTCGGTGTATCGGGTCTCTCCCATAACTGCCACCAATCCCTCTTGATCATTGCAACGGCTTCCGAGGTCGGATTTTGTTGCCACTGTGCGTTCCACTTGACCGGGGACAGTGATGCCTTGACCTTTAACAATTCATCCGTTTGCCAAAACTCGGGCCATAAAGGTTTATCATTCGGTAGTATCGCTGGGAATTCTATAACCTCCCATTGATCTGCCATAGCATCCATTGCCATATTCTGTATTAAACGACCTGTCAGATCTTTCTTCGACCATCTTGTCTGCACAATGATGATGGTTCCCCCCGGTTGTAATCTCTGCCGTGGACCAGAAGTATACCACTCATATGTATTATCATAAGCAACCGTGGACAATGCATCTTGTTCCGAGTGTGGATCATCAATGATCAACAAATCGGCACCACGACCAGTCATTGCTGCACCCACCCCCGCTGCAAAATATTCCCCGCCTCGGCTAGTCTCCCAACGACCTGCCGCTTGGCTATCCTGTTTCAAGTCCGTCTTGGGAAAGATCTCTGCATAAATGGGATCGGCAATAAGATCACGGACTTTCCTTCCAAATCTTACAGCAAGTTCCGTGTTCATGGTAGCCTGTATAATTTTTAATTTAGGATTACGGCCCAAGAACCACGATGGCATTAAATATGACGCTAATTCTGACTTCGAGTGTCTAGGTGGCATGTTGATTATCAAACGCTTCAAGTTACCCGATGCAATGTCCTCGAGCTTTTCTGCAATAATACGATGATGTCTGCCCTCTATAAATCCCTCGTATACATGTTTAGCATAGGCAAGAAATTTAGTTTGAGCTAGTTCTCTGGTTTCAAGTCGTCTCTTCTGTTCTTCCAGTAACAGAACTTCTTGTAAAACGTCTTTTGGTAATACATCTAGATTCATGCCCAAACAATAATATATTTAAATGAATTTATCAATCATTGTAATTATTAGTATATAAGTTACCCTTGCCCCGTGTTTTAGGGGGGTGCCCCCTCTTGTAACAGTAAAGTTGTTTACCTTTTTGTTTTAGTAACCCTTTAAAACATTAGCTTCGCAAGCTCCACTAATAAATGCTATCGCATTTATAGTTCTGCTAACAAAGCTAATGTTTTCCGAAATTTTTTTAGGGTTGCAAAAATGTCACACTCTGTGACATTTTTACCACAGGCCTTGGATCAGAAAACTTGATAGGTAGTATCAAAAAATATAATAACAATCTGCTTTACTTATGGGATTATCTAGGATACAATGAACTTGGGAATAATCCCTTAACCATAGCCAAGGAGGACACTATGTCTTATGCTATACAAGATGCAATCGAAGAGTGCATCGATGAGAGAATTGCCTCTCAAATTGAAGATGCTATCGATGATAGCACAGAAGTTCAATCCATCAAGGGAGATCTTGAAGAAGTTCAATCTGCGATCTCAGACTTAGAAGCTAAGTTTGATGGTGACTTTGCCGATGTGGTTACTCAACAAGTTATTAAAAACTTGACCACAAAATTGGTTAATTCTCTTGATGATGGTTACGTCATGGTCAAGAAGTCTTATCTTAATGAACTACAAACCAAAAAGGAGGAGGGCTAGAACTGGGGGCGAGAGCCCCCTTTTCCCTTTATAAAATATGGAAAAAGATTATAAATTAATGTATTTAAGAGGCGAGTTAATTGGTCTAAAAACTGCAATGGTTGAATTAAAAAATCATGAATTAAAATTGACCGAGGAAACAATAAGACTTGAAAATAAAATAAAAGAAATGGAGGAAGAAAATGGATAGACAAAGAGAACTAGAAGAAGACTGGTGGTATCATTACAATGCTAAATGTGATTACATTGCAGAACTCAAAAAGGAACATGAAGATCCTTATTGGGACTGTGATCACAAAGGAAGAAAGCCAGATCATCCAGATTATGAAAAAGATTAATCAAGTTTCCTTGGTGGAAAGGGAGAGTTTCGGCTCTCCTTTTTTTATTTATTTTAAATGTTTAAAAGTCAAGATCGCAAACTTCTTAAAACAAAAGCCTCGCAAGGCTCGTTTTTGTTT